AGTCCATCAAGCACTTCAGCACTTACTTATAAAATTCAAATGGGAGCTTTCAATGCAACTGGAACAATCGGTGGTAGAGGAGATGATACAGATTACACTATGCCAACTGTGTTAACATTGATGGAAATAGGAGGTTAGCATGGCATTAACTAAACTAAATTCAGCAAGTGTCATTGAAAGGCTTCCAGTCGGTAGTGTGTTGCAGACAGTAGAGGTTGTAAGTACTGGAGATGTAACTTGTGCATCAGGTGCAGACAGAACGATTTTGACTGCTTCAATTACTCCACAGTTTTCTTCAAGTAAAATACTTGTCCAATGTTCAGGTCAAGGTATATGGAAAGAGGGAAATAGTGCAACTAATAATATTTATGTTAAAATATTTAGAGGAACTACAAGTGATACAGCAATCAGGGTTCAAAAAGTTTATTCTTGGGGAACAAGAAATACAGCAGAAGACCCATTTAATTTTTCAATTAACAAATTAGATTCACCATCTACTACGTCATCTCAAACATACACATGGACTGCTAGTTGTACTGAACACAATCTTATTTTTAAAAATGAAACTAATGGACAAACAATAGTGCTTCAGGAGATAAAAGGGTAATGGCTAAACCTAATCTCCAAGAAATTCATGTAACTCTTGAAAGGCATATAGCTGTATCTGATGAGAGATGGAAAGAAGCCATACTGCGTATTAAAAGAATAGAGCTTTATATGATTAGCTCTGTATCAGCAATAGTCTTATTACTTATAGGTTTACTTGTGAGGTAGCTAATGGAATTTGTTACAGCAACCCTAACGGGCATAGCACTCATAAAAAAATCTGTAGACTTTATAAAATCAAACATAGAAACAGTAAACGATATCTCAGGCATAGCTAAACAGATTGATGGCTTTTTTGAGGGCGAAGCTCAAATGAATAAAGCTTCAGGTAAAGGTCTTGGCATTAAAGAACAATTTGGAATTGAATCTACAGCATCGGATTTTATAGACAGAAAACTTTTAGAAGAGAAAAGACAAGAGTTAAAGAATATGTTGAACATGAGATTTGGTCCGACTACATGGGATCAGATTATAGCTGAACGGGCTAATAGAATTAACCAGGCTAAAGAAACTCAAAAGCTACAAAGAATAGAAGCAAGGCAAAAGCAAAAAGATATTATTGATACCTTGCAAACAATGGGAATTGTTTTTTGTGTAATTGCTGTATTTATAATTGCCGTTGTTATGACCTTTAAAGCTATGGCAGATACTTATAAATTTGTAACCAAGCCATTGACTAGGCAACAAATGATTAACAATGGAACAATATCTCTTCCTACCATGACAACTTGCAGACTAATGAAACAAAAAGTTTTGAAGGATAAGATGGCTTGTATCTATGTAGGTTCTCAAAAAACATATGAAATAGAGTTTACCGATATTCATATTGGCTGTCCTAGAAAATACAAATGCGTTTTAAATCCAAATAGTAAAAAACCTTCGATAGATAAAGTAATGGAAAGTTTAAGGAGCATTACAAAATGACGGAAGATAAAAAGAAAATTGTTAATTTAGATATAGGTCAGAACTCTTTTGAATTGTCTTTGCGAATATTAGGCAATGAGTTTGTGGCTATTAAAATCGGATCAACAAATTTTAGTGGAAAGCTTATAGCTGGTGGAATCTTGTTATTATTTTTTACTTTAATTTTGCTTGAGGGATTTGGTTTGAATGAAATATTAAAAGGAGTTTAGAATGTTACAAGCTTTAATAGGACCGGTTACCGGACTGCTAGATAAATTTATACCTGATGCAGATCAGAAGGCGAAGCTCGCCCATGACATAGCAACAATGTCTGAGAAGCATGCTCAAGAAATTGCCCTAGCACAAATCAAAGTAAATGAAGCAGAGGCAAAAGGTAATTGGTTTCAATCAAGTTGGCGACCAGCTACTGCCTGGGTATGTGTTCTCGGTTTCCTGGTCAACTTTTTAGTGTCACCTCTTTGTGCTGGGTTTGGAATAATAATTCCACAAGCTGACACAGCCACAATGCTTCCGGTTTTGATGGGCATGCTAGGACTTGCTGGAATGAGAACGGCAGAACGTCTAAAGGGGAAGGACAGAAAATGATGAAAAATTTTTATATGAAAATGTACGATTTTTTTCATGCAATAGCTAATTTTTTTTGGCACAAGCATGTCAATGAAATTAAAAAAAGGAGCAAGAAATAATGGCTAGACCAATTAATAGAGTTGCCCATAACAACTGCGTTGAGTGTGGTGTATTTATAAATGAGGTTGTTTACATAAGACCTTTTGCAAAAGTATGCCCTGATTGTAAAAGTCTTGCATGGGCTGGCAATGCACAAATAAAAAAAATTACTAGAGAACTACAAGATCGCAACAGAAAAATGACACCTGAAGAACTAGGCATGGATGAAAAATTTGAAGATGATCCTAGAGCTGTCAAAGAAATTGAATATGGAAGAGTTATTAGAATACCAACAACCTTAGAAAGGAATGATCATGTCTAAACCTGGATTATATGCCAACATAAATGCTCGTAAAAAAAAGGGTATTTCTCGTAGTAAAAAGAACTCAACGATTAGTGATAAGGCTTATGCAAACATGAAAGCTGGGTTTAAAAAGAAAAAGAAAAAATCATAATGGATATTGAGAAGCTTAGAGATCAACTAAAGATCGATGAGGGTTGTGTTAATTCTATATACCTTGATCATTTAAATTTACCTACTTGTGCCATTGGACATTTAATTACTGAATGGGATGAAGAGTACGGCAAGCCGGTTGGCACAACTATATCTGATGATCGTGTAAATGAATTGTTTGATAAGGATGTCCAGGTAACTATCGATGAGTGCAAAATTTTATTTGATGACTTTGATGAGTTGCCTGAAGAAGCTCAACAAGTAATTGGCAATCTCATGTTTAATATGGGCAGACCTCGGCTATCTAAATTTATTAAGTTTCGTGAAGCTGTCAAAAATCGTGATTGGATTGAAAGTGGTAATCAATTAAAAGACTCTCGCTACTACCAACAAGTAACAGCAAGAGCCGACAGATTAATTGCCAGGTTGCAAGCTATAGAAGTTCTATAGCTCTATAACTACAGCCACCATTTTCTTTAAATCTTCTTATGTGACCTTTTTCATCTAGCTTATTGATAAGGTTAAATACAGAGTTAGTAGATTTGAATCCGGCACCTATACATATTTCTCTATATGTAGGCATGTATTCTTTTTCCTTATGGTATGCTTTCAAGAACTGCAATACCTTATGTTGTTTAGGAGTTAACGGCATCTTCTGCATCAAACAATCTCCCTTCTTCCATTTCTATTTCTTCTATTAAACCAAAGTCAGCTTCTCTTAATTGCTCTAACATCTCCATGTTATTAGTTTTAAGTTCAGCATATTTTTTTCTTTTAGTTTCAAAATCCCACATTTTAGATCTGTCTATTAAATCCATGTAATGTTTATATTCTATAACATAATCATTTTTATTCTTAACTTTAAGAGGTGGTTTACCTGGAATAGTTAATGCCCATTCTAACCACTTTTTAGGCTCGTCAGGCGATGAAAGCTCTTTTACTATGTCATCCACAGACCTGGCATCTTTATCAATCGTAGAGGTATTATCTAGCTTATGTACAGCATCTTTAGCCACCGGATAATCTTCAGCTTCCTCACTAGTAATAAGACCACCAATAACATCAGCGAATGCATCACGCAGAGCAAAGCCCCTAGCCCTCATCTGAAGCATACGATCCGGATATGATTTCCAGGGTGGTCTATTTAATAGATTAGCACTTTGTGCCTGACCCATAGAAAAGCTAGAACTTATAACTTCTGTTTCTCCATTAGGTGCTAACCTGGATACAACACAAGTTGCCTTCCTATTGCCACCCTCACCCTCAATTGATTCTTTAACAGACAAACACCTTTTATCATTTCTAACCATAGCTAGTAAGGCATCTCCCCATACCGAGGGTTTACCATTAATGACAGCTATGTTTTGCATTGCCTGAAAAGGTGCTAGTCCAAGTGAAGCCCCGGCAGACACAGCCAAAAAGATATTGGCTGGTTTATTTTTATAACTATCAGGAACCAGGTCAGACTTAGCAAACATTTCAGATATCCTGAGTGCCTGGTCTACATCTGTAGGTATTAAATTAGTTTTAAGACTATTCATTTTTCATCTCCTCTATTGAAAATCGTCTGTGTTCTGTGGATGGCTTGGCTGGTATAACTTTTTCCGGCTGTGCCTTTCGTTTAACTATTGGAAAGTTAATTTTGTAATTGCCTACACTTGCGTATTCAGCATCAACTTCATCGAGAACAAGCTCAATAGCTTCTTGGCATTCATCTTTTCTAAGCTTCCAAAAATTTACTTCCGATCTGCATTTCTCATAATCGGTAATCATTTGGATTAACTCACCTTTTGTTTCCAGGTGATCCAATGGTATAACTTCCGGCTTGCCATTATCTATTGGTGGGTACGGCTGATCCATATCAACCCGGTACCAAAAGTCTGCAACTTTTTCCATGATAATATTGCAAAGCTTTTCACTACGCATATATGGATACAGAGTAAACTTTAACTTAGGACCTAGCTTGGCTATAACTCCCCATTGAAAGTCAGCACACAGCATCTGCGTTTGAAGCTGTATTACCTGGTCAGCTCTAGGTGGTCCATCATCCCAGCCATCTGTTTTAATTTCTAATGCACCATGACCGGTCACAGTTATATCTTCACCATTAGGATTAGGCACAGTCATATCACCACCGACAACTTCTAGTATGCCATCAAGAGAAGCACACAGCCTTAAATCTTTTAGACGATGAGCATCGGTTGGTGGCGTAAAGTTACAAGCTACATTGTCAGGGCATAACCTATCTAAAGCTCC